AGATGACATGAAAGCGGAGGAGCTTACTGGAATAGTAGAGGCTATGATGCAATCAAAAATACTAGGTAATGATCTCAATGTAGGTATAGAGAGAAATCCAGATCCAGAAAAAAAAACGAAAGCAGCTCCAAAAAAGCAGGAGTAAGCTGGGATGATTTACTGGATTATTACATAGGTCAAGTAGGCATAGATCCTGATACATTCTGGAATAATACATGGGCAGAGAATCAGCTCCTAGGGGAGTCTTATAATATAAGGCAGAATCTAGAATGGGAGAGGATTAGATACTTAGCAACAATGATCCATAATGTAAACTGTACAAAAAAGTCAGAGATGAAAAAACCAGAGGAACTCATGAAACTTCCTCAAGATAAAATCAACAAAAATAAGACAGAGCCAAAATCCACCAGAGAGCAGTTTGAGAAGTTTTGGGCTAGAGTACAAAGGGCGCATAATCAAGAAAAGGATTAGCGCCTTTTTTTTATTAATTTTGCATTATGGCAGATCAGAAAATAAGAGTAGATATACTAGGAAATGCTAGAGGGCTTACAACTTCACTAAGACAAGCCTCTGGTAGTTTAAAAGCATTTGGTGGACAAGTTAAAGCTATAGGAGCAACTCTAAAGACTAGAGTAACATTGCCTCTGGCATTGGCTGGAGGAGCCGCTATTAAGTCAGCTGTAGATTTTGAAAAGTCTATGACTCAGATCAAGACTCTTGTAGGGGTCGCTGGAGATGAGGTGGATGCAATGGCGGTCAAAGTTAAGGAGATGGCTGCCGATACTGGTATATCATCTAAAGAGGCTGCTGGTGCTTTATTCTTTATTACATCAGCTGGACTTAGAGGAGCAGACGCTTTAAGCGTATTAGATCAAGCCACTAAAGCTGCTGCTGTAGGGCTAGGAGAGACAGCAACTATAGCAGACTTAGCTACTTCCGCTTTGAATGCTTATGGAGTAGAGAATCTAAATGCTCAACAAGCTACAGATATTCTGACTGGAGCAGTGAGAGAGGGTAAGTTATCAGCTGACAGTTTAGCTATGTCTATGGGTAACGTGTTACCTTTTGCCAGTAAGCTGGGTGTAGAATTTCATGAAGTAGGAGCTGCTTTTGCTGCTATGTCTAGAACTGGTACACCAGCCGCTGATGCCGCAACTCAAATAAAAGGAATTTTATCAACATTATTAAAGCCAAGCGCACAAGCTAAAAAACAATTAGAGGATCTTGGATTAAGTGCCTCTGGATTAAGGGCGCAAATAGCAGAAGAGGGTTTATTAACAACTTTAAAAAGCTTAAAAGAAAGTTTTGGATCTAATGAGGAAGCAGCTGGTAGAGTATTTGGAAACGTAAAAGCTTTAGCTGGTGTTATGGACTTACTAGGTAAGGGGATAGAAGGTACTGAGCAGATCTTTGCTAGTATGAATACTACTGCTGGACTAACTGGTGGAGCTTTTGATAAATTAGCTAATACTCAAGCCTTTCAATTAGAAAAATCTTTAAATAATTTAAAATCTACTTTCACAACTGTAGGCGCCTCTTTGCTGGATGTCTTTTTGCCAGTGATCCAGAATGTTTCTACTATTGTAGTGAATGCTGTAAAAGCCTTTAAGGATTTATCACCAGAAGTCCAAACTTTCTCTATAGCTATGGCTGGAGTGGCTGCAGCTCTGCCTTTTGTTATATCATCTATAGGATCTCTAATAGGATTACTAGGCGCAATACTTAGCCCAATAGGGTTAGTAGCGGCTGGTTTAGCCGCAATAGCTACAGTAATCTATAAAAATTGGAATGAGATCCTCCCAGTAGTGGTAGGATTACAAAACAGATTTGTAGATCTATACAACAGCAGTAAGTTTGTGAGAGTCGCTATTTTTGGCTTAAGATCAGCTTTTAAATCTGCTTTTGTTTTTGCTAAGTCTCAGATAGATCAGGTAGTAAATGCTTTCTCTACTATGTGGAGGCTTATAAAAGCCTTCTCTGAGGATGGATTTGATGCTAGTTTTACAGATATATTAAAAGAGGGGTTTGATGAGTCTCAGAGAATAACAACTCAAAGAGGATTAGATATAGCAAAAACTTTCATAGATGGCTATGAGGATGCTTTAAGTAGTAATCTAGAGTATGCTACAGTAGATGGAGTAAAAAAAGGGCTTTCTAATGCCTTAGATCAAGCTAAAGGTCTAGTAAATCAATTTAAAAATACCTTACTTTCTGGAGTAGGAACTGTAGGCGGTGGAGGTGGAACAGATACTGGAACTGACTCAGGAGGAGGTGCAGGCGGAGGAGTTTTACCTAAAGCTAACTATACACATGGATTTTTAGCAGATCTAACAGAGACTACAGAAAAAGTAGGTATGGAATTTGGCAACCTAGAGAGCGCTATAGCTGATGGGATAGGAGATACTTTATCATCTATAACTTCAGGAGATGCTAGTCTAGGATCAGCTTTTGGCAGTTTGTTAGGGATGCTTGGAGATGTAGCTATACAGATAGGAAAGGCGGCTATAAAAATTGGATTAGGAATGATAGCCATAAAGGCATCATTTAAACATCCAGCTACAGCTATTGCTGCTGGAGTAGCTTTGGTGGCTATTGGGGGATTCATTAAAAACTTTGGCAATCAATTCTCTGGGGGATCTGGGGGAGGAATACCAGCTCTAGCAAATGGAGGCATAGTATCAGCGCCAACTCTGGCAATGGTAGGAGACAATAGAGGCGCTGGTAGAGGTAATCCAGAAGTTATAGCTCCATTAAATAAGTTAAAAGGAATGATAGGGCAAACAGGAGGAGTTAATATTTCTGGAGGCTTTAGATTAGAAGGTCAGGATTTAGTATTAGCTTTAGAGAGAGCTAATAGGAATAGAAATAGATTTTTATAATGTCATACGGAGAAAAGTTTAAACTGGTTTTTTCTGATAGATACAACAATCCAAGAAAATTATCAATTCTACAGAAAAATTACAGCGGATCTGTAAAGGATTTGATAGGAACTGGAGATCCTGTAACTATTAAATGGCATAACAAAGACAACATCTACAATCCTATAATAGGATCTACTTGCGAGATAAATTTACTTGTTACTGAATCTACTGGGGGAATAGGCTGGGATGATGTAGAGGACAACTGGAATCTAAGTGAGGTAGAGTGGAGTGAAACTACAGGAACACAAGGGACTGACTACGACAACTGGTATGAATCAGATGAGAGAGAATATAAAGTAAGAATATCAACTGGAGACTTAAGCGGATCACCTAAATGGGACAATACTACAGATCAATGGCAGACTTCTGCTGTAGATTGGGATGATCCAGATGCTCAAGGTTTTGAGTTTTACTGGGAGGGATTTTTAATAGTAGATGCTTATCAAGAGCCTTACACTACAACTCCCTATCCTATCAAACTCATTGCAAGTGATGGACTGGGCTTACTGGATGGATTTGATGCGCCAGATTCTAATATAGTTTACACTACTCCTCCTACTATTGATGTTTCAGATGGATCTCAATCTAACTTTGATAGCGCCTTTTATTATGTGAGAAAAATACTAGAAAATACAGGCTTAGATCTAGATATTTTTATAGCTAATAATATTAGAAAAAGCACATATTCTAGTACAGATCAAGATACTATACTTCATGATATTAGTATTTTTGAGTATGGAGTGGTAAACAACTCTAATTTAAATCTGACTGCTAAAGATTTACTTACAAAAATATTAAACTCTATAAATTCTAGAATATTTCAGAGCCAAGGGCGCTTTTATATTGTTTCAAATTCAAACTTAATAGATCAGAGAATTTTTGAATCTAGAGAAACTACACCAGTTTCTACACCAGTAGTACAAAATCTTCATATTACTACTACAGAAAATGTGCCTACAGAGTTTGAGTTATATGGTTTTGATGCTCAGGGCTTGTCTCTTACTTGGAATATCACAGATGATGTAGATAATGGATCAACATCTCTAAGCGGATCTACAGTAACCTATACTCCTACTACTGACTATGTAGGAGGGGATAAATTAGTTTATACAGCAACAAACGGAACAAATACCTCTGTAACTGCATTTGTAAGCATTAAGGTTATAGAAGCTCCTGTTGTAGTAGAGACAGGGACAAAAGCCTTAGTGCTGCCTTATAATGTAGAGAAGTTTACTGCATTTTATGGCACAACTTTAGAGCAATGTTTTAGAAGGATGAACTCATATCTAAATTTTGCTAGAACTAATACAGATCAAATTGTAGAGCCTATTAAGTTTGAGCCTAACTTTGATGTAGGATTATTCTCTTCTAATTTTAATGTAGTAGTTTCTGTAGGTGCAGGGCAATCAGATGGATCGGATCCCTTATCATGGAGATGGGCGCAAGTGGGGTCTAAGGTACTTTATCATATTGTGCCTAGAGATGCTGACTCTTATGGGTATAGACCAGAGAATAATACAAGTGATCCAGATATAGGTGGAGGTTTGTTTAAATATCCTAACTCTGCAGACTTTGATAATGGAGCTTTTGTTTTCCCAGATGGATACATGGGATTCACTACTCCAGCTTTTATTAGAAATGACTTTAGGCTTGAGACTTTAAAAACTCAATACGCATCAAAATTAGGAATCACTTTAAATGATATGCCTAGAGTAAACGACTTTAATCAATTTCCTCAAGAGTTAAAAGATGTTATACCAACTCCAGCAAATCTTAATCCAATAGGAAGAAATATTAGGCATATTGTTAGAATAGAGTCTGGCATTGTTGTAGAATTAAGGCTATATGCTAGTGAATAATTAAAAAACTATGGGACAGATAAGAGAAGCTCAATTAGAATTATTAAGAAATAGTGATCAAGAATTTATAGAATTTAAAAGCTATGATAAGGATGGAAATTTCATAGAAATTCTAAAGGAAGATGTTTTATTGGTAGCTCCAGACACATTGATTCCTCTAAACAATGATCTTATAGTAGAATACCTGAAGCCTGTAAAAAAGGCTCAGTATGAGGTAGAGATTGATGAGTATGAAGATAAACATCCAAACAGTCATTTTTTATATAAAGCTTATAATTGGGCTTATGGTATTACTGGAGTAGAGTTTATAAGTCCACCAGTAAACAATACAGCTAATCCTTTTCCTGTTAGCAAAAATACTTATTTAGTTTGCTCAAATTCAAATAATGCCTCTACTATGGCGGCTGCAAAAGCTCTAAATGAATTAATGGTAGGCACAGCAGGCACAGCAGGAACTCCAGATCAAGCAGATATACCTAATCTGCCAGAGGTAAGTCAAAAGATCCCAGTGAGGATAGAGTTTGATTATTTTGCTGATACAGATTCAGATATAGATATTGAGATTGCTATGGAAATTAAATACTACTTCATTAGCTCCTCTACAACTTATGATCTTGATTTTGATCAAGATGAGCAAAAATGGAAATACAATTTTAATCCATCAATAAGAAGGGAGAGAGATTTTGTCAAGGTACAGAATCAAAACCAGTGGCAAAAATTCAGCTTGGATCTGCCTCCAATATCAGCCCATGAGTTAATCAGCGGCATCAATGCTGGAGACTATACTGGTGGTTTTTTTGTAGATATAAGACTAGGAAAGCCTATGATGACTACTGCTCACAGCAGTGATTTCAATCAGTTGTTTATTGATAATTTTAAAATATCTGAAATAAACCAAACAAGAAAAACAGCTATAATGAGTCAGGAATCTCTTGAGTCTAAGACTTATTCAGGAGCTTACAAGTCAGGCAAAAATATATTATCAAATGAACTTAAAAACACTAAACATGATGGAAGGATAGCTGGTTCTTTTGTTTCTTTTAGAAATGACTCTACTGTAAGATCTATAGATGATATTATAACTCAAGAAATGCTAAACGATCATAGAACTTTTGTGAAAAGATATGAGGGGACTTTTTATAATAATAATAGAGAGCCTATCCCAGTTTCATTTCATAATAAAATCTGGATGAACTTTCTAACAGAGCAGGATCCAGTCTCTTGTTTTATTGATAATATGGAATACTCAGTTAAAAAAAATGAGTATAAAATTATAATGCATCAACCTAATCAGGATGATGATGTCAGCTCTGTTTTTAAAATACTCTATAAATAATTTTATTTAAACTGATATTTTTTTATCTTCGCATAAATTAAATATGTATGGATAAAAAAAAGTTAATCATGCAATTTAGCATCCAAATGCTAAAGCTTGATCTGAGTAAGCAGTTTTTATGTGAAAAATTAAGCATTTCTCTGCCTACATTAAACTCTAGGATCAGAGATCCTAAGAGGTGGACTATTGATAATTTATTAAACCTTAAAAAAACAGGATTCAGTCATGACTATTACGGACAATTATTACGAGAATTTAAGAAAAATTCCAGTTAGAGAGCATTTTGACAAGAAAGGCAATCTTGATTATTTAGCTTGGTCTAAGGCTTGGGACTTCTTAAAGAGACATCATCCATCAGCAGAGTATTGGGTGGTGAGAAATGAAAAAGACAATCTAAACTACTTTACTAATAATAACTCAGGATGGGTTACTGTGGTAGTATCTATAGGGGGTCTGGATCATTCAGTGGATCTGGCTATTATGGATAACAGAAATAAAGCCATTTCCAAAGATGAAATCACTTCTGTAGATGTGATGAATACAATTCAGAGGGCAACTGTTAAAGCCTGTGCAATGCATGGGCTAGGGATAAATGCTTGGACTGGAGAGAAAGATTATATATCAGATGCGGATTTCGATAAAATGATTGAGGCTAATGATTATAATCTGGCGATTAAAACATATAATAATTTTCAATTAACAGCCGAACAAAAAAATAGGCTATCAACTAAATTTAAAAAACAAAAATCATGAGTAACAAACCAGTAGAAAAACTTTGGGGATACCTCAAAAAAACAGAATTAGAAGAAATTTTAAAAAATCCATCTGCAGTCAAAAAACATGAGAAGTATGGCGAACAGATTTTAGTTCAGGCTGCTAAATGGGAAAGCGGAAATATTACAGTCCAGTTTTGGGATAAAGAAAGCAATAAAAACATTGATGTTTTAGTCTTAAGACCAGATAGTAATAATCCTGTATCTGTAGACAAAACAGATGATAATGAGTCAGATTTTGCCTTTTAGTTATGATTATAGTAAAAGACACAAATCAAGAATATCATTCTAAAGAAAATTATATCAGCGCTAGTGGGCTTAAATCAATTTGGCTCACTAGTGTTTATGATCATAATAGAATAGAGTATGAAGATAAACCAGCTTATAGGCTGGGAACTATGATCCATGAGATGATTTTAGAGCCTGAAGAGTTTAATGAAAATTATTATCTACCTAAAGAAAAAATAGATAGGCGAACAAAAGCAGGCAAAGAAAAATTTGCAGAACTCAGCAACATGGGTAAAATAGTAGCTACTACAGATGAGGTTTTTGTTGTCAATGGAGTTAAAAAATCCATAGAGTCAGATGATGAAATGGCAAAACTGGCTAGAAAGTATTTAGAAGGTCAGGCTGAGCTTTCACATTATTTAGATTTTCAAGGTCTTAATGTAAGAGTAAGACCAGATATGAAAGGTCAAGACTTTATATCAGATATCAAAACAGCTCAATTCAATTCTAGAGGCTTTGGAAAAAAAGAGTTTAGAAGTCATGTAAGGTCTTTTGGTTATCATCTGCAGGCTGCTTTTTATTGTGATATGCTGGAGATAGATCCTAGAAATTTTAAATTTATCTGGATTGAAAAAAAGGCGCCTTTTAGAATAGCTGTAGCTACTTTAAATGATGATCAGATAGATGAAGGTAGGGCTGGATATTTGCAAGCTATTGAGGATTGGAAGTTATATATTGAAACTGGATTAGAGAAAAGATTTAATGATTCAGATGTTTTATTTGATGGAAGTATAGAGCTATGAATGAAATAGATATTTTTGTCTATAGGACAGTTTGCGATCATTTTGGTATTGATATACAAAACAAAACCAGAAGAAGAAACTATGTAGATGGTCGAAGGATTTACTTTAAAATACTTAAAGAACTAAATCCAGTAAGATCTTTAGCTAGTTTAGGGAAATCTCTAGATAGGATTAAATTTGATCATGCTACAGTGCTGCATCATTTAAAAGAAATAGATCATTTTTTATCTATTGAGGATGACTTAGCTCTAAAGTTTAGTAATATTTTAGAAATTTGTATGAACTTTAAGAAAGATAATAAAGATATAGTTTTTGTAAATAATTTAAAATATGAGTTCAAACCCATTCGAGAAGTATCTGGGCAAGGAGGACAAAATGCAGGAGTCTGTAATGAAGTATATCACTACAAAGTATTCTGGAACTTTTGCAGTTCACATTCCTAATGAAGGTAGAAGATCAAAGTTTGAACAGTTTAAATTAAAAAAGATGGGAGTGGTCGCTGGGATGCCAGATGTAATGATTTTTGATCCAAGAGGTATTTACAGCGGCTTAGCCATCGAATTAAAAGCTGGGTA